GCTGCATTTGGATTAACTACTGTAACGGGTAATATTACAGTTACAACAATTGCTGGAGATTTTACAACTCCTTTAGATGCAAATGGTAATTTTACAGTCCCTGATAATGAAGGTTTTGCAATTTATGGATCAGCAAATGGTAATGCTAATTATAATTTAAAAGTAGAGCTTTCTGCTAATCAACCTGGAGACTTTGTAGTCATACAAAATTTAGGTGCTCACACTTTTGTACCAATATTAGCAAGAAAAATTTATGTAACCGATGCCGCTACTACGGCAACAAATCTATTAGTATTAAGGTAAAAATATTTTATAATCAATTAAATTTAATCAAATGAAAAAAGTAGAAAAAAACAAAGTAACAGAAGAGCAACTTGCTAAAGTTAAAGAACAGCAAACATCAATGGCCAATCTTTTAAGAGACGTTGGGTTTGTTGAAAATCAAAAGCATGTGCTATTACATGAGTATGCTGGTATAAGCCAACAGATGGAAGAGTATAAAAAAGAGTTAGAAAAAGAATACGGTGCAATTAGCATTGACCTAGAAACAGGTGAGTATACTGAAATCGAAGCTTCAGAAGAAGTAAAAGAATAAAATGTCTAGTATTATAAGGAAGATCAGCATTGGTTCTGATTATAAAAATGATGCCATGCACTACTCCGTTGGGCAAGAAGTCTATGGGGGACATAAAATAGCTTATATCATATTTGAAGATACTGATGGTTCTTATAATATTTTTATTAAAAAAAATAATGAGGTATTGCCGTGGAAAAAATTTAATTCTAATATGGCCGTATCCGTTGAATATAATTTAGAGTATGAATAGTGTATATGATTTTATTGTTGAACCAATAGGAGAAAGATATAATAACACTTTAAAAATAGGTAATAAAAATCTAATAGTAAATTCTAGTATAGAATCATTTAAATTTATAAATAAAAAAGCTAAAGTAATTTCAATACCCTTAGCGTATAAAACTCCAATAAAAGTAGGTGATGAAATAATAATACATCACAATATTTTTAGAAGATATTATGACATAAGAGGTAAAGAAAAAAATAGTAGCAAATATTTTAAAGATAATTTGTATTTTTGTCAAATAGATGAAATCTATTTATACAAGCAAAACAAGAAATGGAAATCTTTTGGAGACAGATGCTTTGTTAAACCTATTTTAAATAAAGACTATTTAAAGCAAGATAAAGAACAAAGCCTTATTGGTATACTAAAGTATGACAATAGCTCTTTAAATGAGCTTAATATTAGCTCTGGAGACCTAGTAGGGTTTACACCGAACGGTGAGTGGGAGTTTATAATAGATAATGAGCGTTTATACTGTATGAAATCAAATGATATTGTTATTAAATATGAATACAAAGGAGACGAAGTTGAATATAATCCAAGCTGGGCAGTTAGCAGTTAAGGAATTAATTAAAGTAGCTAAAGAAGCAATTGTAGATTCAGGCGATGATATATCTGCAGATAGGCTTAAAAATGCTGCTGCAACTAAAAAGCTAGCAATATTTGACGCATTTGAAATATTAAGCCGAATAGAGCAAGAGGAAAAAATGCTAGAAGATAACACAAAGCAAGCTAACAAGTTTGGTGGCTTTGCTGAAAGCAGATCTAAATAATGTATCAACAAACGCTATATTCAATTGTAGAAGATCATATAAGACCTAATACTTTAAAAAGGCTAAATAGATTAAAAAGTTTTAAGTACGGTTATAACAAAGAATATGATTTAGTAGTTATAAGTAAAAACGGTACAGTAGGTGCAATATATGATATACAAGGCTTTAGAATTGGCATACCAATAATAGATAAAGCTTATAAAAGAAGTAAAATAAAAGCCGAACAGTACTGGGAAAAATTTGAATATCCTAAAGCGCTTAGCAAAATTAAAAGTGTTTTTGACTGGAATAATTATCCTGACAATTTTAAAGAACAATGGTATAACTATATAGAGAATGAATTTAAAGCTAGAGAAGAAGGGTTTTCGTTCTATAATAATGGTAACCCTACTTATATTACTGGTTCTCACTACATGTACTTGCAATGGACCAAGATTGATGTTGGGGCCGCAGAGTTCAGGGAATCTAACAGATTATTCTACATTTTTTGGGAAGCCTGTAAGGCCGACAATAGATGTTACGGTATATGCTACCTCAAGAATAGACGGTCTGGGTTTAGCTTCATGGCATCATCAGAGACTGTTAGCCAGGCAACGATTTCAAGCGATGCTAGATTTGGAATTTTATCGAAGACAGGTGCTGATGCAAAAAAGATGTTTACNGACAAAGTTGTACCCATATCNACGAACTATCCGTTNTTCTTCAAACCGGTACAGGACGGGATGGACAGGCCGAAGACCGAGCTTGCGTACAGGGTCCCGGCGTCGAAACTAACTAGAAGAAAAATAGAATTAAACGAGCAGTTAAAAGACATTGAAGGATTAGATACTACTATTGACTGGAAAAATACAGGAGATAACAGTTATGATGGTGAAAAATTAAAACTGCTGGTACATGATGAATCTGGTAAATGGGAAAGACCGGATAATATATTAAACAATTGGAGAGTAACTAAAACAACATTAAGATTGGGTAGCCGGGTAGTTGGTAAATGTATGATGGGATCAACATCAAACTCATTAGATAAAGGAGGGGAAAATTTTAAACGATTATATGAAAATTCAAACGTTACTAAAAGAAACCGCAACGGCCAGACTAGCTCAGGATTATATTCTTTGTTCATACCTATGGAATGGAATTACGAAGGATTCATTAATAAATATGGAATACCTATATTCGATACACCCAAAAAAGCAGTAAAAAGTATAGACAACAGTGAAGTAGATATAGGTGTAATTGATTATTGGCAAAATGAAGTTGAAGGATTAAAGACTGATCAAGACGCTTTAAACGAATATTATAGACAATTTCCAAGAACTATACAGCATGCTTTTAGAGATGAAACAAAACAATCTTTATTTAATCTAACTAAGATTTATGAGCAAATAGATTACAATGAAGAAATTACCAGATCAAGTTTAATAACACAAGGTAATTTTCAATGGTTAGGGGGAATACGAGATACTAAAGTAATGTTTGTTCCTAATAATAAAGGAAGATTTTTTATTTCCTGGGTTCCTGATAATGAAATGCAGAATAGAATGATTTTAAAGAACGGAATGAAATATCCGGGAAATGAACATTGTGGAGCATTTGGATGTGATAGTTATGATATATCTGGCACAGTTGACGGCAGAGGCTCTAAAGGATCTTTGCATGGATTAACTAAGTTTTCTATGGAAGACGTTCCACCTAATATGTTTTTTTTAGAATACGTTGCAAGACCTGACAATGCAGAAACATTTTTTGAAGATGTATTAATGGCTTTAGTATTTTATGGGATGCCTATCTTAGCAGAGAACAACAAGCCTAGATTACTGTATTATTTAAAGAGAAGAGGCTATAGAGGTTACTCGATAAATAGACCTGATAAAAATTATAATAAATTATCTATTACTGAAAGAGAAATTGGAGGCGTACCAAACTCTAGTGAAGATATGAAGCAGGCACACGCTGCTGCGATAGAAAGTTATATAGATTCTTATATTGGATTTAATAATGATACATATGGAGATATGTATTTTATAAGAACTTTAAATGATTGGGCCAAATTTAATTTAAATAATAGAACAAAGTTTGATGCTTCGATTAGTTCGGGGCTAGCTATAATGGCTTGTAATAAAAACAAATATGCTCCAACAGCAAAAAGAGCATTTAAGCCTGTAAGTTTAGGAATAAAAAAGTATAATAATGATGGTTTTACATCAAAAATAATTTAAAAATAAATGGTTTACACAAATTATAACAGTTCATTCCCAGACCAGGTAGTACCTGATTCAGTAAAGAATAGTTATGACTATGGGTTAAGGGTGGCTCAAGCCATTGAAAACGAATGGTTCAGACAAGATATAGGTGGTGATAGATATTTACAAAATTATCAAAATTATCACAGCTTAAGATTATATGCTAGAGGAGAGCAACCTGTTCAAAAATATAAAGATGAATTGTCTATTAATGGCGATTTGTCTTATTTAAATTTAGATTGGAAAATTGTACCAGTTGTTCCAAAGTTTGTGGACATTGTTGTAAATGGCATGACAGATAAAGGATATGAAATAAAATCTTTTGCAACTGATCCGTTTGCTTTAAAAGAAAGAACTGATTTTGCTTTTAATGCAATGAGAGATATAATTAATAAAGAATTTATTGAAGAAGCTAATGCAGCAACTGGTGCTAATTTCTATGCATCATCTCAACCTGAAAAATTACCTGCTTCTCGTAATGAATTAGACTTATATTTACAATTAAATTATAAACAAAGTGTTGAAATTGCTGAAGAAGAATTAATAAAAAATGTTTTTGAAGCTAATAAATTTAAGGAAGATCAAAGAAGAATTGCTTATGATTTAGCGGTTCTTGGTATTGGTTGTTCAAAAACAAATTTTAATTTATCAGAAGGTGTTACCGTAGATTATGTAGACCCCGCTTCAATAGTTTATTCTTATACAGAAGACCCTAACTTTGAAGATTTATATTATGTAGGAGAAGTTAAAAATTTAAGTTTAGCGGAAGTTAAAAGACAATTTTCTAATTTAACAGATTCTGAATTAGAAGAAATACAAAAATTTAAAGGGCCTTCTCAATATAGCAATTATGTAAGAAATTTTGCAGGAGGAGATGACAGTAATTTAGTTTCAATTTTATATTTTGAATATAAAACATATACTAATCAAGTATTTAAAATTAAAAAAACAGATCAAGGTCTTGAAAAAACAATTGAAAAAGATGATTCATTTGATCCACCGGAAAATGATAATTTTGAAAGAGTTTCTAGAAGTATAGAAGTTTTATATACGGGAGCTAAAGTTTTAGGAATGAGTAAAGTTTTAGAATGGAAGTTTGCAGAGAATATGACTAGACCATATGCGGACACCACAAGAGTTAATATGAGTTATTCTATTTCTGCGCCTAGAATGTATAAAGGTAGAGTAGATTCTATAGTTAATAGAATAACAAGTTTTGCTGATATGATTCAGCTAACGCACTTAAAGTTACAACAAGTATTGTCTCGCATAGTTCCAGATGGTGTATATTTAGATATGGATGGGCTTGCAGAAGTTGATCTTGGCAATGGAACAAATTATAATCCGGCGGAAGCTTTAAATATGTACTTTCAAACGGGAAGTATTGTTGGTAGATCTTTAACACAAGATGGAGAATTAAATAGAGGTAAAGTTCCTATACAAGAATTACAATCATCTAGCGGCCTTGCTAAAATACAATCTTTAATACAAACTTATCAGTATTATTTACAAATGATAAGAGATACAACCGGTTTAAATGAGGCGGTTGATGGCAGCATGCCTGATAAAAATGCCTTGGTTGGATTACAAAAAATGGCCGCGGCGAGCTCAAATACAGCTACAAGACATATATTAAAGTCTTTAATGTATATTACTATTAAAACTGCTGAAAATATAAGTTTAAGAGTAAATGATGCATTACAATTTCCTTTAACTAAAGAGTCATTATTAAATAGTATTAATACTTTTAATGTATCTACTTTAGAAGAAATGGAAAAAGTAGCAATGCACGATTTTGGAATATTTTTAGAGCTTGAGCCAGATGAAGAGCAAAAACAACAATTAGAACAAAATATTCAAGTTTCATTGCAACAAGGCGGAATTGATTTAGAAGATGCAATTGATATAAGACAAATTAATAATTTAAAATTAGCTAACCAGCTTTTAAAATTAAAAAGAACTCAAAAGCAAAAAAGAGATCAAGAAATATCACAAGCTAATATTGCTGCACAAGGGCAGGCTAATGCTCAAGCTTCCGAAGCGGCTGCAATGGCAGAGGTACAAAAACAGCAGGCATTGTCTGAAACAAAAATGCAATTAGAAAAAGCTAAGTCTGATTTTGAAATACAAAGAATGGAACAGGAGGCTTTAATTAAAAAGCAATTAATGGCGGAAGAGTTTGGGTACCAAATACAACTAGCGCAAATGCAGGCTAAATCAGCTACACAAAAAGAACAAGAAATAGAAGATCGTAAAGATAAAAGAGTTAGAATTCAAGGAACTCAACAATCTGAACTTATAGATCAACGTCAAAACGATTTATTACCCAAAGATTTTGAATCATCAGGAAATGATAATTTAGATGGGTTTGGCCTAGAACAATTTGGTCCAAGGTAATTTTTATTAATTAATTTTATTATATCATGTCAACAGAAGTAAAACAAGAAGTAAAACAAGAAGGGGAATTTAAAATAAAAAGTAAAACCCCCAAATTTAAAAATTTAGGTAAAGTATCTAATGTAACAAAAATAGATCTAAGTAATCTTCCTAAAGAAAAAGAAATTAAAAAAGAAGAAACAGATGCCATTCAAAAATCAAGCACAGAGGAAAGCGTGTTACGCACAGAACAACCCGAAGTGGGATTGCAAGAAGTGGGACAAGTACCCGAAGAAGTCATCGTTGCCGGTGAGGATGTTGCAGAAAAAGTAGACTCTCCGTTACAACAAATAGAAGAAATTGCAGAAACTAAAACTGATTTACCTACTCAAAAAGAAACCACTGTTAATATAGAGCCTGCGGTTTCAGAATTACCAGAAGGAGTAAATAAACTTTTAAAGTTTATGGAGGAAACCGGAGGTGATGTGCAAGATTACGCTAGGTTAAATGCTGATTATTCTGCTGTAGATAATACTACATTAATTAAAGAATATTATAAACAAACAAAGCCTCATTTAGATTCAGAAGATGTAAGTCTTTTATTAGAAGACTTTAGTTATGATGAAGAAATAGATGAAGACAGAGATATACGCAAAAAGAAACTTGCGTTTAAGGAAGAGGTTGCAAAAGCTAAAAACTTTTTAGAGGACACTAAGAGTAAATATTACGAGGAAATCAAGTTGAGACCTGGTATAACTCAAGAACAACAAAAAGCTACTGATTTTTTCAACCGCTACCAACAAGAAGAGCAACGTAATATCCAAGTAAAAGAAAACTTTAATAACACTACTGATAACTATTTTTCTAATGATTTCAAAGGTTTTGATTTTAAATTAGGAGACAAAAGTTTTAGGTATGGAGTTAAGGATCCTTCTACTGTTGCTAACAAGCAGAAAAATATAACTGATTTTATTGGGACGTTCCTAAACGAAAAAGGTGAAATGAAAGATCCTGCTGGTTACCACAAGGCTATTTATGCCGCTAGAAATGCTGATACTATGGCAACTCATTTTTACGAGCAAGGTAAAACCGATGCTATTAAAGAACAACTTGCTAAATCAAAAAACATTACAACTGAAGTTAGGCCAACCTCAACAGGTGAAATTACTTTTGGCGGAATGAAAGTTAAAGCTATTAGCGGAGTAGACTCTTCAAAACTTAAAATTAAAAACACAAAATTTAAAAACTAATTAATTATGGCAAATGTTACCCCCGCGTTTGGGGCAATTACACCGAGTCAACAACAACAGGCTCTATCAACAAATTATTTACAATTCAATAACCCTGCTGGGGC